CTGTTATAGACGTAATACGGTTAACTGTACCTGTAGCTGGCTTTAAACCAGTAAGAGCAGTCGTGCCGTCATACGTCCACGAAGTAGTGGCAGTAGCTGCCACAGAAGGAATAACGTAGCCTACGTTTCCGTAAATACTGACTACGCTAACAATATTAGGGTTTGCCATTTATAGCTCCTTAGAATCCAAAAATCATCGCCATCGCAATGGCCTTACCTGTTGAAATACCACCACTAGATGCCGTTGCCCATGTAGGAACACCTGCACCGTTACTTGTTAATACTTGACCCGCAGTACCCGCAGCAGTAAACGCATACGCAGTGCCAGTTCCATAAGGTACAGCACCAGCAACTGGAGTCGTTGTTGAGTTCGTGCCACCATTTGCTATTGGCAACGTACCCGTTACGCCAGTAGTTAATGGCAAACCAGTAGTATTGGTTAATGTGCCAGAGCTTGGAGTGCCTAATGCACCCCCCGGAACCACAAAGTCTGTACCAGCGGTAGCCGCAGTAAAAGCTGATGTGCCGTTACCTTTTAAAACGCCCGTCAAGGTTGCTGCACCACTGCCGCCAGAAGCTACTGGCAGTGCAGTACCTAGCGTCAAAGAAGATAAATACGTTGTTACATCAACGACGTTTGTCGCATTGTTAAACACCAGCATTGTCTTACCTGCCGGAACTGCGATACCCGTACCTGTAGAATTTTTGACAGTTACCGCATCCGCCAAACCATTATTTACAATGTATTGCTTTTCAATTGCAGGAACAATTAAATTTCTTGCCCCACCCGATGTACCCGTCAAATTCAAACGCAAATTACGAGCAGTTTGAGTTGCGTTAGTATCGGTGAGCGTTAGTGTTACATCAGCACTGGAAAACGATACATCCACAGTACCTGTGATCGCTTCTTCAATTGCTGTGCCTAAATTGGTATTGGTAGTAACGCCCCACGTACCCGCCTGCTCACCCGTGGTGATCAGCTCAATTTTTAAATTACTGTATGTACTTGCCATATTAGTTCCTTATGCTACTTGGATCAGGACCCAGTTAGGATCTTGATAATCGTTGACCACGGACCACCTACGAATAAGAACTACTCCTACTGACCCAGTGCCTGCAACTCCAACTACATTTTCAATATGATTATAACTTACCGAAGGTGTGCCAATGCTGCCAATTGCTGCTACGCCAACTGGGAGAACTGATTCTCCAGTAGATACCCCAACCCCACCAACTGCAGAAACACCCTCTACCCCAGTTACTACAACTATTTCCTCAAATACTAGAACAACATTGCCAACACTGCCTGTTCCCTGCACTCCAACCGCGTTAATCGGTACAAATACAGTTCCTACTGAACCCGCACCCTGTACGCCAGTAACCGAAACCGTTGGCGACAAAACTATTGTCGTATCACCTACTGCACCTGTACCAGAAACGCTATCTGGAACAAACACATCCCCAAAGAATAAAGTAGGAGTGCCAATTGCCCCGGTTCCTTGTACACCATCAGGGATTAGTACCACCTGCTGCGGTATAACTACTGTACCAATTGATCCGGTTCCTACAACCCCTACCGGATTAGCCGAAACAACAAATGAAACATTTCCTACACTACCTGTTCCTTCAACGCCTGTGGGGATAACTGCTTCAACAATACCGCCCCAAGCGTTTTGTCCCCATGTGCCGGAACCCCAACCAACCGTATTGGCAGCAGGAATCCCGCCCCACGTAGCATCATTCCATGCTCCTTCACCCCACGATTTAACGAGGTTCGGCACATTGTCTTCCTATTAAGCTATACGGATAATTGCAGTAGCAGCAGCAGGCGCAGGAAATTGAATCTGGAAGTCACCTGAACTAACCTGCTGATCGCCCCCAAAGCTTAATACTGCACAAGCTGGATCGCTAGCTGCTGTATCGTTATAAATGATAGCGCCACAACTAGTAAACGTAGCTGCAGACCATGTAGTGTTGTCAAAGTCACACACGGCTGTGGTGCTAGACGCTACAGGAGTAACTGAAACAAGTGTATTGCCGCCAGTGGTATAGCCACTACCACTAGCAACTTCGTCCGAGTTACTTGTTAGGTTGGTGTAGCTAGTAGTTGCTGCACCATAGGTTCCTGTGCCAGCAGCAGTTGCTTTCATCAAAGCAATCTTAAACGTATTGCCAGTGGAAGCCGTGAAATTGTGTACTGCCTTTAAGATTTCTACCTTAAAGGACGTAGGCATTGCTGTGGTTACGCTAATAGGCATCTTAATTCTCCAAAAGTTTAATTAGCTCAGGATGCCCTGCATCACGAAGCTTGTTTGCAATCGTAGTATTGTGAGAAACAACTGCTTGTTTCATGTATTTCACCAATACCGTACGAATCTGATCCCTAAAAATCTCCGCTTGATCGCGAAGAGCTGGATGGGAGCTTTCTCCGATATAGATAATCTTATCCAAGGCCATTTCTGCTACTTCTTCAGGCGTAAATCCGCGTCCAGATACCGTTATTGCAGTAATCTGTCCTAAAAGTGCGCCGCCACTAGTAAACATAACTAACCTTATGAAAATCTAAATATCGCAGAACTAAAATTATTTGGGGGTAGCGTAACCGCAAAGATCTGATTATTGCAAGTCTGATCCATCCCAAAATCCAATACTGCCACAGCCGTATTACTTCTAGTGCTATTGTAAATAAGAGCACCCCTAGCTGTAAACGTCGATCCGGGCCAAGATACCGTATTAAAGCTCAAAAAAACTACCCCAGAGGCCGACGTGGCTATTGTCACACCCGTAATAGTTATACCTCCTGCGGTATAACCTGTGCCAGTTACCTCATTTGTGGTCGAATAAACCGTAGTATCCGGACCTAGTGACGCTGAACTGGTATACAACGCCATTTTAAGCGTATCCGCAGTCAGATCCTGATCACCTTGCAGGACTTGCGACTTAAAGCTATTAGCAAATGCTTGAGTAATTGCCATTATGAAACCTTGTATTTAACTTGACCATCACGGTATGCATCCCCGCGCTCAAGGCCATCACCCAACCGTTTAAGCTGCATGAGAGCCTCTTTAAACTTCGTCTCATAGGCCGCCATCACATCTGCTTCGCCCTTCATAAAGATATACGCCTCGACCAGTGAGCCGTATAGCAATGCAGGGTCATAATTATCCCCTAGCCATGTACGACCATCAGAAACGGTAGTAATTGACTGAGGATAGTAGTAGTAATGCAATTCGGTTGTGTAATTTGCATCAGGCATTGGGCCCAATATCAAGGCAAGCTCATCAGTTATCGCACCATTAGATGTCGCTGGGCCAAAAATAGCATAGTATTTTGGTACGCCAGTAGCTGTAGGGGACGGGTACATTTCACGAATGTAGTTCACATCCTTATTTTGCAAATAGACGTATTCGCCATTTGTTTTTACTACAGCCAGCGAAAACACCGATAAAAAATCAGTTGGGCAAGATAAATACTTATTGCCAGAGGTGAGTAAGCCTTCTACGTTTTTCCTAATAGCGGCTAGCTGCACTGTGTTGTATATGCGCTGCTCTGCTTGAGTAATAAACGTGTTCAACTCCACCGTAGTAAAACTATTCTCGGTGTAATCAGCAATAGCAGCAATCAGTTCGGTATAGGTCATGTAATCACTACCGTAACAGTTCCTAGTGCAAATGATCCAATTAAAGGAGGAGTCAACGCTGTTGGCTGCATACCTGTACTTTCAAATGTAGATGGACCGGGGCCACCAACAAACACATTTACATCTGTAGGACCTTGCGGTCTTGGTTGATATATCGCCTGTGGCTCATTCAACGTCCGCTTAGGTAAAAGCTGTGGGTGCTTTGGTTCGTAGCACTCCGGACAAACTTTAAACCCCGTCCACTCCTTTTTTAATTCCAAATACTTATACTGTTGCCCACACCTGTCGCATATGGCTATGGAATATTTGCCTGACGCATAACCACCCATAGCTGTTCCTAGTTACCCATGTCAGGAACCAAGTAGACACTTGCAATGTCTCTGTCTTCCTGTGCGGCACGTAGAAACTCTTCTTCATAAAACTGCTTTAGCATAACTACACGATCTGGAGCTTTTTTCAATGCGATATAGTAAGACAGACCTGCCGCCAAGCATGGCAAAAATCTAAATACGATATCAGTAGTATTTGAGTATGCGCCAGCGTCTTCAATACGACGAATAGCGTAGTAACGAAAGATGTAAGACTGCGCCTGATCAGGCGTAGGATAAACGTATAACTTAGGGCTTATTGTACGTTCAACGTAATACTGCGCGGGACGCGATTGCGTGTATTTATCAGGTAAGTTCAAATACTCATTACGACTGATTCGATCAATACTTATGTCCTGCTGTGTAGTCTGTCCAGAGTTTGTACGTATAACAGCTGACAATACATTCACGGTATCAGAAGGCAGCGTGTACTCCGCTTGCCCAATAACCATTGTCGTTTGACGTTGCTCAATGGTCCATAAATTTAAGCCCCTATTTGCCCAATCAGCAAACAGTAGATTTAGTGATCGCCTAGCTGTAAGAATGTCATATCCGGTACGTGTCTCAAGGCCGCAGCGTTCATACGCTTCAGCAATAAGATCGTCAATATCAAGATTGAATGTCGATGTACCCGATGTAGCCATATTTTATTATCATTTCTTAGACGATTTTTTAGCCATACCACCTTTTTTCATTGGTGTTGTAGCCATGGCACGGCCCTTAGCATCTGCTGTTTTTTTGCCCAATGCACGTCCTGCTTTGTCACTTGCCATGCCACCTTCACTAAATCTCATATTGCCTGCAGCTTTTCTAATTGCTCCACCCATTAAACCGGATCTGCCGCTAGGATTAGATGCGCCTGCTTTAGCCGTTGCAGTGTAAGAACCAGATAGCATCCCACCTAAGCCAGAACGACCACGGCCTTTTACTGCAGCAGCTGGTGCTGCAGCACCTCTCTCAACTGCTTCTTTAATTTTTGGCATAGCTTTTGAAATCGCACCGCCAAACATACCAGACGATTTTCCAGCCGCTACTGGGCTACCTGATGCAACCGCTTTTGCTACTTTTTTTAAGAAAGGCATAATTTTTTCCTTTAACAAATTCTTGCTTTTTGGGTTCTTGCTGCACCAGTGCCTCTTACTACAACTTCGCCACCAGACGCATACTGAGCACCTTTTGTCTTAGACATTAAAGGACCATTTTCCATGGTATGCATACTTTTTTGCGGCTTTACTTCTGTAATCATCGTATCAATATCTGGGTCGCGACGACTAGGTGCAACGCCTCGTCCTATTCGATTTACACTACCACCTTTTTTCGATTTAGCACGTTTAGCTGGCATTTTTAGCTCCCATTAATCTATCTAACTTTTCGTCAAGCCTATCCAATCGATCTAATACACGATTAATATCGGCGTGCATCTCTTGCTTGGTAACATATTCTTTTGCTATCTCTTCTCGGGTTCTATTAACGAGAACTTGAATACGCTGCAGCTCCGCTGACTTTTCCTTTAATACCCATCCTATCCCTGTTAGTAACAGAGATAGGAGAACATTCCACAGCATCATTTCCATGTCAGTAAAGTTTGCAAGCTTTGCTCTTGGCCTGACCATTGCCACGAGGAGTTACTGAACCACCCTTATCCACCTTGCCTCCATGCGACATTGATTTAGATGCGTATCCACCCATGTTTTTTTTCATGGCTGAATCCTTCATCATGCTGCCATCAGGCATTTTGTGCATATTTTTCATTTTAGTACCCTATGCGTAGAAGAAGGTGGCTGCAGTAACGTTAGTAAGAGTCGCATAAGAGCCGTTCTCACATAAAAGGCCATCTTCTGGAAGATGAAGGTATGTAGTCGTGCCACCAGCTGCTGTGTCAATTGTGCATACAGCAGTTCCGCCGCTGCCATTGTTGACAACCACGGAGCCTGCCACTGCGCCGGGAACTATGTAAATACCTTTGACACGAGAGCGACCAGCGAAAATAGTGCCAGTAGCCGCTAGTCGCGTACTTTTTACATCACTTGAATACCCCATGACAACCCCCTATTAGGCTGTACGAGTAAATACGTATGCCGTTGCGCTAGCAAACATAATCGTGTAACGAGCAATGCCTGTTGCGCCAGATGCAATAGTCAAATCACCAAAGCTACCTGCTGTATCAGCCGCTGCGCTGGACAAAATGGCGTTGGTATTAACTGCCATTGTCACAGTGCTTGCGCCCAAGGTGTTATCAACATACAGATCTAAAACTGTGCCTCTAACAGCACCGATAGCAGTACCGAGTGCCGTGCCCGTAGGAAGAGTAATTGTAGTAGCTGCTGCTGAAGTTGAAGTGATGTAACCAGTAGCAACTTGCTCCGCGGTAGCTGTAGCTGTCGCGTTAATCGCAGCAGTTGTAGGGTGGTTTTGATCAGTAAAAACCAGATTAGTGGTAGTTAAATTGGTAACGCTGGTGGTTGCACCAAATGTAGCGTCAATGGTAACAGCACCTGTGGTGCTATTAATAGAGATGTCCTGAAAGCCATTTTCAGAACGTACTGGGCCATTAAAAGTGGTATTTGCCATGAAATTGTCCTCACATGCGAGTTAAAGGCGTATCTGTCTGCATGTTGTCAGCCGGGGCTGTCAGATACACCGGAATTCCCGGAATGGTAGAGTTATAACATAGCTGTCAAAAAATGCAAGTACAATTCGCGCACTATGCCTACCAAAGACAAAGAAAAGCGCAACGCTACGAACAGGGCATCCTATCATCGAAATAAAGAAAAACGACAAAAAAGAAACCGAGAAAATAAAGCTTCTGCTAAAGAAAAATGGAAAATATTTAAAAGTACACTTGCGTGTGTACAGTGTGGACAAGCCCATCCCGCCACACTAGATTTTCACCACATAAAGCGTCATCCAGACAACCGTAAGGTTAATAAACTACTAACCAATAAGGCCTATAAACAGGCCGCGGAAGAGGTCAAAAAGTGCATGGTTCTATGCAGTAATTGCCACCGTATCCATCACCACAACGAACGCCTAGAAAAGAAAAAAGGGGCCGAAGCCCCTTTAAATTACCACGCTGCTGAGTCGTCTTCTTCAGCTTCAACATTAACCCAATCATCGGCTTCGTCATCGAAGTAATAGAGAATGTCTGTCTCTTCATCCAAGTACCAAACATCGCCGTCTTCAGTAACTTCAGCCCAATCGTCCAAATCTTCGTCAAAGTAGTACGAAATATCTAATTCTTCGTCGTAGTACCAGATAACGCCATC